TTTTTCAAGGAATACTCAGACGGCAGAAAAGGCGCGAAGCATCCCGAACAAAAGAAGAAGTTCGAGTCGAAGCATATCAAAGTAGACTATTAAGCTCCGACTAATCCGTGGGCGATTAGATCGTCTAGTAGAGCTTTGACACGCTCTGCTAGCTGCGCTGTAGTTACAGTTGATGTGTCGAATGAAGTTCTTGTTGCGGTGCCAGTCGCGGCGGTCCAGCCTGTTCTTCTTGCGCTAATAATCTTATTACCAAGAATATAGTGGTCACCATTTGTGATATCGATTCTTGCGCTTTGCTGAACGCCGCTATAGAATCTCATGTTCACATCTTTGACATCAACAGCTGTAGACGTTACTCTAAATCTTTCGCCGATTCCATTTCCAATTGCAACTCCTTGAGATGCACTTGATGGATTAAACTCAATGTATCCCATCAATGTCTGATCGACGTGATGCTGAAATCTAACAGCGACACCGTCCCAACTTGTTCCGGCAGTGTGTCTGGTAAAGTATTGTCTTAAATAAATCGCGTTTGGATTCGAAGTATTTCCTCGCATTCTATAAGTCTCTAGTCCTTGGTTAAGAAGACCAATACTGTCTGGAATAGTTGAGACGACTTCAACTATTGAATCTTTTACATTTATTGGAGATCCAGACGTTGTAATGTCCTGAACGATAGAATATGTACTCGATCCAACGACAATCTTTTTACCAGTACCTACCCCTAAAAATAATCCATCTCGTCTAAGCTCTACTGGCGAGGTAGTATTAATTGTTACTTTTCTAGTTCCTACTCCATCGTCATCCAAAAACAAACCAGATTGTTGACTTAAGATAGATCTAGCTGCTCCAGATCCAAGCGTTAAAATGCTATTTGCTACGCCGGCGCTAAGAACCGCTGGATATGTTCCGCCGATAGTAATGCTTCCCTGATTAGAAGCATTGTCTAGCGTCATAGTAGTCAGCGGATTTGATATTGTGATTTTAGCATCTGATGTTAATGTTACAGTTCTTGTCCCAGATGTATTCGTTATAGTGCCTCCAGCAATAAATAAAGAAGATCCGTCCCAGCGGAGAAATCTATTTGTGGCAGTGCGACCAATGAAGAACTGATAAGCGTCATTGACTCTACCCAAGAAGAAGCCGCCAGTTCCTTCAAATTCATTAAGACCAGAATTATAGGTAGTGCCAGTAGAGTTGATTATACCAGTAGTCGATACTGTTAAACCAGAAGCGTTGATTGTAACACCAGTTGCGCCGCCGAAGTAACCAGCGGTCGCTTGAACCGTTCCCTGAACAGTTAGCGTGTTAACGTCAAACTTTACGAAAGAACCGGAGCCACTTAAGTTGCCAACGCCAAACCTAGAAGTTGTACCCGAAGAAGTCCCTTCGAGATAAAAGCCTTGACCTGAACTGAAGTTAGTTACGCCCGCGCTCTTGATAACGCCGCCGCCAGTGATCGTTAGTGTTTTAGCATCAATTGTTCCAGTTGAAATTTTGTCAGCAATAACTTCTCTGATCTTCGCGCTATCGATGGCAGCATTTTTAATATACGCTGAACCGATAACTGCATTTGCAATAGCGTTCCAAGCCAAGTCATAAACGCCATTGACGTTAGTGGCGATCATGAACTCCGAGTCGGTTAAGACTGGATAATCACCTGGAGAAGTGGTGCTAGTAACTAGGAATGTGGTATAAGTGATTGTTGATCCAGAAACTGGAATCTCAGCGTAAACATAAGCCGTTCTTGCGCCTGCTATAACTGGCGGTTGAGTTGTTTCGCCGGAAGCTACCGTATACTTTACTCCGCGATAATACAGAAAATGACTGTTCCAAGAAATAATATGTGTAGCGGTGTTGCTCGTCCAAGAATCGCCCTCAAGTACAATCGTATTGTTGTACATCTTGGTTGCATTTACCGCAAAATCTTTTACGTCGGTCGTTTCTACAGTGCCGGGTGTTGTTCTACCAACATTCGAAGGATAAGTGCTTTCATTTCCAGAATAGTCTACGGCAGTTAACCAGTAGTTATAAGTCTTACCCTGTTCTGTACTAGTGTCAGTAAAAGCATCTGCGTAGCCATCAAAGACAGAAAAAACATTAGACGTTAATGTCGTTATTCCATTAGTTATGACATACGTTTCAGATCCGGTAGCAGAAGCTATTGTGTATGTAAACTGCACTGAGGTTAAGACTGTGACTGTCTTTGAGCCGTTTGGATTTACGGTTCCAGATAATCCCACAACCGTTGCGGAATTTCCATTGGCGTATCCGTGCGCAGTTGCTGTTGTAATCGTTACTGTTGTGGCGCTTCTTGTTGCCGAAATAATGTTATGGGCATTGGTTACATTTGTTGGTCTAAAAACTTTAACAAAAGCCAAATCCTTGTCAGCTGGATTAACCCAAGTCAAAAATACAGACCTAATTGCTGAAGTCGCTGCAACGCTCGTTGGTGCATTTGGAGCAAGCGTATCTTTTGATGACAAGATTACATTCGTGTTATTGAGTCGCGTGTAATCAGAAAAATTTCCATCTGTATCTAAAGCAGCAACTCGAACTTCATAGTAACTATTTGCAACTACCGTCCACTCTTTAGCTACTTTGCCATCTGTGCCAATACTGCCTTCTGCTGGCATCGACTCCAGTACTGGAGTAAAAACCTGAGCGACCGAGTACCCAGTTAAAATGCCACTGCCGTCGAATGTCGGAGTGCCGCTTGCGCGTCTAAGATACCAGCTATACGACTCTAAATCTTCTTCTGTATTTGGCGTGATCTTGGCGCGAATAATGACACGCTCAGTGCCATCTGGCATGATTTCAGACGCAGTAGTTACCACGAGTCCAGTTGGCGTAGCTGGAGCTTTAATGTCTCCAGAAAGCTCAGGAATAGCTCCACCGAAACCGGGGCTCTTGGCAAAGTTATCTCTTGAGATCCTCTTGGTTTTCTTGGAAGAAGCTTGCAAGAACAAGATCTGATCGTTCGAGTCGATCCGCGTTGCCTCTGTAACGTCTGAAATTCTTTTGCTCATTCTATATACTTTACATTAAGGATTGATCGACTCGTTAATATAAATTGCACTTAAAGTTGGCGCTCCAAACGATCCAGAAACTAGTATTCCAGTCGTCGGAGTGATCTCGAAAGACCAAGAAGTTTGAACCGAAGTTCTATCTCCGATTTGCGCTCCGAGCGAATACGAGTCTAAGCGGGCATTTTGGACTTTAAGTCCAAACTTTTCCACACCTCTTGAGTTTTTAAACAAGACATCAAAATCGTAGCCGCTGATCGCCACGTCTTCGCTCTTGAATGTATTTGCCAAGTTCTCGGCTTGGAACGAGTCAACTAGCGAATCGATAGATAAGGTCGCGACTACTGGGATCTGAATCTTGCGCGTTGTTGGATAGTTACTGCCAAAACCATACAGGGCTTTTCTTTCCAGTGGAATAGACACGCTAACGGACTGAAAGTTATCAAAGTCAAAGCCGAGTCTCATGCCCGATACTAACGTTGGCGTTGCTGAGATCGTGCAACCATCGTAAGAACAACCACTATCGAACACATCTTTGAAGCCAGTGATGTAGCGCGAAGAGCGCGAGTTATCCAAGAAGTCAATCCCGTATCTCACGTCGTCCATCTCTGCCGTTTCGCCCGTATTGCCAACGTTAACCGCAGGAACGTAGCGGTCATTCGAATAGTTCGTAATGCTTGCGTTCGCCCCAACAAACGAACAAGTGGCCGAAGCTAGACCTCCAACAGATAGTGAAATCTCGTAATTTGTAATGAACGCATTACCGATACCGAGAACATTGTAGTCTTGCGCCGAAGTGTCGGCGTTCGCATCTTGGTACTGATCTTGCGAAATTAAAACATAAAAATTCTTGTCGCCAGTATTTGCAAATACCGACGTCATCGGATTCGAGTAAACGCCGCTAACAAAGTCTAGGCCCAAGTGTTTTTCATTCCAGCCGTCGTTCAACAAGTACGATAAGTTCAATGAAACGTCGGGCGCAAGTTGCGTTTGACGCGAAGCAAAAGCATTTGACCCAATTTGTTTCAATGCTTGACGATCTACATCGAAAGAAAAGTCATATGACTGGATAAAGTCTAAGCGAGATATCTTTTGTCCAGTATTCTGCGTAGCTTCGAAGGCTCCGCTGGAGCCAACGAATATCATCTGCATTTCATATGAAATTGCTTGTCTCATTAGTATGATTTCCTAACGCCTAACGGGTCTTCGCGAATCGTTATCGAAATATCGTTAACGTCCTTGTAAACCATCGTGTGCGACCAAGTTGCCGCGAAGAAGTATTTGTTCTGATTGTAGATCTTCGGGAACTTGTATTGAAAGCGGCGAAAACCCTGTTTCGAAATCAAGAAGTGCAAGATGCATCGCGCTTCTTTATCCGAAACTCCCTTGAACTCTAGATCGAAAGATTTTATCGTGTTCGAGTGCAGGCCAAAGTCTGTGCGTTTCGTGTACGAGTAAGGTAGTTGCGTTTTTACAACTGCGGTCTCTTTTTGGATTTGCGACGAGTAAGTTGGCTGGAAGAAGAAGTCGCGAGTCCACTTATCGTTGTTCATATTTGACGCGCTGAAGCTCGCGTCTGAAGTGTGGTCTCCAGTGCAGTAGTAAAATGAGTCGTATAGGTTGCCCGTGTTACTTGGATATGTTGCGTTTCCCGTGTATCTCACTACGTCGTATTCGAGATAAGGGGTGCTAGTAGCCCAGTCCCCTTTAACATTGGCGGTTTGAGCTAAAAAAGGATTGTTCCAGTTAAGCAGACTTGAAAACTGGTCCGAATTCAGATTTGCGGTGATCGAGTGCAAATCATTTTTGTCGAACGAATTTGTAAAGTCGTTCGTGAACAAATTGATCGGTTTGTAGATGCCCGCTGGGTCCGTATACTGAAAGTAGCCAGTGCCGTTCAAGCTTTCGAAGAAACCTAAGATCTGACGCGCCTCTTCTTCTTTTCTGTTGTCGAAATTCATCGCAAACTCTAGTTGCAAATGATTCGCGCCCTTTGGCATCGTATAGATATAATTGTCGGTCGTCTCGTACTGCGAAAGGTCAGCGTTGAACGAAACGGTCGTTCCGTAAGACGGTTTGAAAGTGAACGACGGCGGAATCGCTCCAGTTACGTTTTGGTCTCTATCGTAAAGGAATGACATTAGATGAATCCTTGATAGTTAAGCGTCAGCACAAGGTCGTCCGTTGCTGTGCTGTTGACCGTTTCGCTGAGAAGCTCCATATTTGCCATTGTAAACGTAGCTAACGAACCTACTGTTATACTAACGTTTCTTTTATTCGAATCTACAACATAATCGAAAAGTCTTTTCGATTCGTAGTCATCTATCGCAATCGTGAACTGCGCCGTTACTCTGAATGGCTTTTGAGTCACCACGTCCATCGGAGCCGAGCCTGTTGGATGATAGAAAGCTTGTCTGGCGCACTCAAGAGAGTAGGTAAACGCCTCGATTCGGTTCGACCCGCTACCATCGCATTCGATGAGGATATCGGCGGGTCTAATGACGCTTAGTTTGCCCGTTTCGCCCGAAGTTGACTGCGCCAATCCTGTACCAATGTCGCCAAATACGGAAAAGTCTGCGCTAAGATTCGGGAAGTTGCCAACTGCGCACGATACCGAATAAGAATTCAAATAAGCTGAACGAAAGGAAAAATCCTTATTATTGTAGAATAAGCCGCCGCTAATCGGACCTTCGCCAGTCATTCTCAGCAAAAAGTCGTCTTTCGAAAGGTATTTTTGAACGCTGAGTGACGACTGTGGTGCGCCGTTCGTGAACGTCGCGAACTTTGAATTGCCGATTACGTTGATGTGCTCAACGGGAAGCGAGTAGCCAAAGTTTGTATCTGTGACCCCAAAGATCTTGAGGCCACTGAGATATAGACTGTTTTCATAATTTGAGATCGATGATTTCATTATCTACTTCTCAGTGAACCACCGAGGCGTTTTTCCTCGTTGATCGTTTGGATAACAACTTGGCGAATCTGATCGCCCATCTTCTTGTAATCGATGCCACCGCGATTCGTATCGCCTTGAGTTTGTGTTTCTGACGATCCGCCGTTCGTGACATTAATGTTGATGCTAATGTTCGAAGCTGCGGTCGTTTCGAGTTTGGTAGAGAGCTTGTCAAACTTGTCGCCAAGTTCAGTTCCGTTAGCTCCGCCGACCATCCCGCCTTCTGCGAATCTCGGCACTCTACCTTGGTTCATCGCATCGAAGAACTGCTTGCCATATTTGCGCGTCGATTGACGGCTCATAACGTACTCGCCGCCCATCAATAGAGCAGGAATATCATCAGTTGGACCTCCAGCAGCGTATCTGCGAAGCATTCCTCCGTAAGCCAATCCAGAACGAACGGCTAAAGAATTTGGCGCTCCAGCATTACGCATTCCCTGCATCGTATTTGGACCAGGGGCGGTTATTTTGCCAACCCCGTAATTTATTGCAACGGCAGCTAAGGTACTAACA